CGTGCTGTGCATTGTAACCGTACATCCGCGCCGGAATTCCCATGTAACGCGCCCAGATCGAGCGCACGGCCTGCAGCGTGTAGCGCCACGTTCGGCTATCCTGCCGGCGTCGGCCTGCTGCTGCGCCGAGTCTGCGATCCGATTGAGCACCTCAAGCTGCTCCTCGGTCTTGTTTGCTTGCCCGGTCATCAAGTCCCAGAGGCCCGCCCAGAAGCCGACGTTGCCCTCGCCGCCGGCGTTGTCGATCATCCCCTGTTGCCGCTGCTGCTCCTCGCTCATCGCCCGAGCGACGCTCTCAAGGCTCATCTGACCGATGGCGTTTGAGACATCCCCCTGCCCTTGGAACTGGCCCGCTCTCAAGAACATTTCGCCAGCCTTGCCGCCGAGCGTCTCCGCCACCGCGAGGCGCTGCATGTCGTTCATCGACTTCGCTAGGGCGATCAGGTCTTCGGTGAACTGGCCCACGCTCGAGGTGTTGAGCTTGTTCAGGGTGTTCTCGTCGATGCCGAGGCTCGACAGCTCTCGCTCCTTGCCTCGATCGAGGAACCGCCGATCAAAGGCCTTTTGCACCGCCATCAGGTCGGTGGCGGTCGCGTCCTCCCCGCCGATCAGCTGGGCGCCGAACTTGGCTTCCTGCTGTCGCTGCGGGCTCAGCGCAAGCTGGGCCATTTCGCCGATGTCCTTGCGCCCCTCCTCGCTTTGACGCCTAGAGCCCTCAAGCGCCATCGTCAACGCTCCGATGGCCGCGAGCAACGGCGACCCGCGGAGCATCATCCCGGCGCCGGCGCCGAATCCGCCCCCGATGCCGCCTGCTGACAGGGCGCCGCCGGCGGCGCCGCCAATCTGGCCTTGTGCTTTGCGTACGCTGCTGCGAACCCTGCCCATCGCAGCATCGAACCGCGAGGTATCGGCAGTCACCGCAACCTTCATGGCCGCCATCGTCATCTGGTGGTATCCACAAGGCGCCTCACTTCAGATGCGATGGCAGACTGCACTTGGTTCCTGGTCGATGCCATGATCTTGTCCAGGTATCGCCGGCCTGTGAATCGCTTGGTGCCGCTCTCGATGAAGTGGAGCCGCCACCCCGGATAGGCGGAACTGTGCTTCCCGAGTTTCGTGGAGCCGGACGCTTTGACCCCCTGCTTCCACGCGCGACTCACCGCCGCAACCGAAGCCCCGCCATATCGCACTCCGGTGCCTGCCCAGATCTTCCGGCGCTTGCCTCGTCGGTACACACGGCTGTGCGTGACCACGTTGTCGGCAAGATGCAGGGTAGTGTCCGTGGTTCTGTGCACGCGGAGAGCTGCTCTCAGAGCATCACGCCAGATCAGCTGCCCCTTCTTGAGGCCCTTCCTCATGATTGACTTTGCAAGCTTGTCGGGCAGCTTGAGCAGGCGTTGGTCCAGTTCATGCGCCTCGAGGCGGAGATTCACAACGAATGGGTACGCCTTGAGTTTCGCGTTGGGCGCTGCGGAACTGCCCTTCCAAGCGTTGTAGGTGCGAGAAAAGAACACGCGAAGCTGCGGGTCTTGCCACCAGCCGTACCCGTACTGCTGATCGAAGTATGTCTGGATCGGGTTACGCACGCCTGTGAGTCCTTCGGGTTCTCACTGCCTTCCAGAAGTCTTCGATCCCGGTGGGCCGCTTCGGCGGCTCCGGCTTATCCAACTGCAACCAGGCTGAGAGCTCCATGGCAGTCAGACTCTCCATCTCCTCCATCGACTTGCCGAGCTTCAACGCGAGGCGCATGAGCTGACGCCTCGCGGGAGTGAGGAGGGGGTTGCATGAGCTTGCCGACCTCCTCCACCACCGCGGTGGCGACCCACGCGGGAAGCCGCAGCGCCTCGGCCTCCTCGTCCTCGCGGAACATCGGCGAGCCGTCCTCGTTGCAAAGGAACCGCACCAGGTAGAAGCCGGCGTCCTTGCCATCGAGGTCGAGCACATCCTTTGCGGTGGGAATCCGCAGCCACACCCGCCCGAGCTGCGGGAGCTCGAGCGGGTGAGGCGCGCGGAGAGAGAGGAGGGAAGCCCGATTCATGGTCAAGGCCCGGAGACAGTCGCCGCCACGGTGATCGCTCCGGTGCACTGGAAGCTCAGCGTGGATCTGACGGCGTCATCGATCGCAGCGCTGATAGCGGCACTGGTGACGATCGCGGAGCCCGTCACTTGGCCGTTCTGAAAGTCCATTTCGAAGGTGCCAATCGTGCGGGCAGTGAGCGCGGTCATGATGTTCGCGTGCGCTGTGTTGTTCCAGAACACTTCGATTGTGAAGGTCGCCTGATACTTGCCGCCCAAGAACTCGCGGTAGGCGTTCGCGCCGAGCGTGCTCACATCGATCGTGGCGCCCTCAATGGTGAAGTCACTGATGCCGACCAGGTCGCCGACAAGGTCGCCAACTGCGACGGCGCTCGACGAATTCGGCTTGTAGTAGAACTTGGCGGTGTTGGCTGATCCTGCTGCCATGTCAGAGTCCTGCGTAGTGGATGCGGTACTGCGTCTCGATCTCGTAGGGCAGGTCTTCCTCGCCCTCGCCGATGCCGGTGTCGGTGGGCCGCGAGCGCTCGTAGTCGATGCTGCTGACCACCACGGCGCCGTAGGTGGCCTCCGCACCGTTGAGCGCGGCGATGAGCGCGGCGCTGAGGCCCTTCGCGTCGCTGTAGGTGTTCGCGATCGCGGTGACGGTGAGCGTGGCGGCGGTCAGGCCGGCGGTGCCGCTGATGCCGCGGAACGGCTCGAAGTCATCGACCACGTACGTGACCGCCGGCAGCACGGTGCCCTGGATGCGCTGATGCGGTGAGATCCGATCGGCGGCGATCGCACCTACGGCGGTGTCGCCGGCCAGGATCGTGTAGATGGCCTGCTCGATGCTCATGCGACCAGCACCGCGTCGATGAGCATGACATCTTCTTCCTCGCGCTCGCGGACGAGCCCCTGCACCTGGAGCCGGTCGCCGCGGTACTCGAGCTGGCTGGTGGCGTCGATGCCGGCGTTGATGCCAGTCCGCCACCTGGTGCGGATCTGGTACTGCGTCCGCAGCGCCGCCCCGTCGCCGTAGCTCGTCTCCGAAGCGCCGGTGGCCCGGACCTCCGCGTAGATCGTCGGGCCGAGCGTGAGCGTCTGCGACCGCTGCCCGTAGCCGTCCACCTGGCTGCTCGCGGTGTAGACGGTGACGCGGTGCCGCAGCTGTCCGGCGCTGATGAGGCTCATCAGTCAGGGCCCTCGCCGTCGAGTGTCGGGCACGCCCAGGCGTCGATGACCGCCTTCACGCCGAACGGCACCTGCTGAAGGCTCAGCATCGAGACCGCTTCGGGGTTCATGTAGTACGTGCCGGCGAGCCTGATCACCGCGAGCTTGATGTCGGTGGGCACCGTGCCGGCGGCGTAGCCCGCCGACCAGGTGATTGACACTCGCGGCTGGTCCTCGTCGAGGTCCGGCAGGTCGCCGTAGAACCGAACGCGGGTGATCGCCCCGCTCGTCTCGAGGATGTAGTTGCTCGAGGTGAGCGACTGCGTGGCGCCGGCGGTATCGCGGTAGGTGATCGAGGTGAGCGAGTTGAACGGCGGGAAAGGGAGCGTCACCTCGTTAGAGGTGAAGCCCCGTAGGTGCTTGATGAGCGACCGCGGCGACAGGAAACGTCGCGTGTGCCGCTCGAAGAACGCCTGCGCGGCGTCCAGGTAGAACGCGAGCACGGCATCGTCCGCGTCGAAATCGACGCGAAGGATCGACTTGCAGAGGCTGATCGGGACGATGCTCATGGAAGAAAACCGCGGCGGCGGGCGCGGGCGTGCTACCCGCCGCCGGGCGTCCGGGGGCTATCAGGCCATCTGGAGCGTGACGAAAGCCTCGTCAAGCGTGCGGAGGGCGTCAGTCCGCTTCACGACCACCATCTGGAGCTGCCAGGTGCTCGAGAGGGAGTACGGGTCCACCACGATCTCGGTGGCGCCGCGGTCGAAGATCTCGTAGTAGTTGAAGTTGCCGTAGACCGCCACGTACTTGGCGGTCGCGAGCGCGTCCACGTACTCCGAGATGTAGTACGGCACGCCCATGATGGTGCCCGGCGCGCCGCCGGCCATCAGGGTGTTCACATCGGACGCCAGCCAGATGTAGTTGTTGTTGGCGTCCTTGATCTTCCGCATGTTCTTGACCACCTCGTCGGAGGTCAGGATCACGGCGCCGGCGCGGTACTGGACCGGCAGCTTGTAGATCCAGTCGATCACGTTGTCGGCGGAGGTGATCGTCGAGGTCTGGCCGGCGGAGAGCTGCTGCTTGTTGCCGGCTCCGGTGAGGCCGGCGATGACGCCCTGGGGCTGACCGCTGTCGGTGCCGTCCCAGAAGTGCTCGTCCTGCGCCCTGGCGATCGCCTCGGCGGAGGTGCGGATCACGTACTCCTCGAGGTTGATGCCGCTGTCGGCGATCAGCTCGCGGGACGCCACCACGCGGGTCGCGTACTTGTACGAGTCCACGGTGAGCTGCGTGAAGGTCGCATCGCTCGCGGTGATCGAGGAGCCTTCGCCGACAATCGCCGCGGTCGGGATGGCGTTCTGGATCGGGATCTTGCGATCGTCCGGCGTGGTGGTGGTGCGGCCCAGCTGCCGCACGATCGACTGCTGCCGCATCTTCTCGACGATGCGAGCCTCAACCGTCTCGGGGACGGTGTGGCCGCCGTTCGTCGCGGTGCCGATCGACATCACGCGGAGCTCGGAGTTGTCGCCCGAGCGGAGGTAGTGGCGGAACGCCTTCTCGTACTCGGCGCCGTCGCGGGCCTCGCTCGTCGCGCGGCTGAACGCG